AGGATTATATTTTTTCATAAACTTTTCTATTGTGTCAACATTAATTTTTGGTGGAACCCAATGTTTAGAGTCAGCCTTTTTTATCCCATCCCATACATCATTAGGTAAACTTTGAAATTTAATCCTTTCCGCAATTCTGTCTTTAATTGCCATTGTTTTTTTCCTTTACTGGTGTTTCGTGATATGAACCATCGTCATCATACCACCCATGATACGTAGTGTCAACAACTTTTCGCCTTGTAATTACGAAAGGATTATCCTTTGTTCCTTGACCCTCAACATTTCCGTAAGAATATTTTACTGGTGAAAAGAATTCATCCATAAAACTTCGGGGAGTCCAATCGCTATAGTTTGTTTTCATTTTGTTTCCTTATAAAGTGTTTAGCATCTACGACTGCTAACGGTTCTTGTCTATTACGTTTAATGATAAGCAAAGGTTCGTAGCCCCCTGCATTTGATTGCGCTTGTTTCCAAGCGTCCCACAAATTAAGTCGCTCGACGTTCTTGCATTCGATAGAGTATGGGAATAACTCTCTTGCTTTAGGCGACAGCATAACATCTTCACCTTGTGCGCCCATGCTCCTCGAATGAACATCGTCATCATCCAGTTTGAATATCTCAATTAGCGAGTCCCTTACCCACTGCTGTAACCTTCTCCCTTTTGCTTTTCCTGATGATGTTTTCATTTGCAAATTCTTTTAACCCACCTGTTTCTAGTTTACCCGCAGGGCCACCCTTTGCGGGAGTTGGTAATATACCTTTGGGATGTAAGCCCTGATTGTAGTAATTCAGTGACGCCATGTCAAGTTTTAAATCCAAGTCCAGTTCTGCCCCATCAAAGTGTCTCGCTTTACATAGGCTCATGTAAGCATCCGCATGAGGATCATCATACAGTCTACCCAGAATGATTACGTTATCCGCCCTGTTAGTAATGTCGGCACTACCTGCTACACTCCACTTGTCTAGCCTATCCTTGACACTACCGCCTTTACGAGCATGAGCAACCAAGATGATATGGATCCCCAAGTGTCTGGCTGTATTGGCAATGGACTGCACGACTTGTTTCTGACCATTCCAATCATCACTGTTCAGGCTCATTGTCATTAGAGAATCAATCAAGACTATATCAATATCAAGATTGTCTTTTGCATACCGCATGACTGACAGCAATGCTTTGGGCGTGATAGTTCCATGCTGATCGTAAAACCATAACTTATCCTTTGCCCACTTGGTAAACTCAAGACCCGCATCTATATCGGGTTTGTTCTGTAGTGATGCCTGACGCCACATTCTAGCCAGTTGCGACTTGGGTGACATTTCCAGTGAGATTGACAGGCATTTCTTTCCCTGATCCATAGCGGATAAGAGTATCTGACTGGCGAATAAAGATTTACCCGCCCCATTAATCCCCGCTAATACTGTAACTTCTTCATCGCGTAATCTGAACTTGTCATCAAACTGGGACAGCGGTAGTTTGGTTCCCGACATTGCTTCATCGAGATTAAAGAAGTCAAGAGTTTCCTGAGTAAAATCATTTGATGGTCTTATCTTGCGCTCAACAGCGGTTAGACTCTCGTATTTTTTGAGGTCTTCGTTTGTGATTTCCATATTCTAGTTCCGTATCTCCAGTTTCCACCATGACGGTAGTATTGATCGAAAGGTTTACCACCTGCATTATAGAACTGATCCCAGTTCTGACCCTGTATGTTAGGTCTAATGGATGCAGACTCTACCCTTAATGGTTTGTTATGGTCATTATCCATAAATTTTGTAGCAACTTTCCCTGACAACCGCTGTAGTCTACCATAAATTGCCCATGCTTCCAATAGTATTTTGTTAGAAACATTGCTAGATCTCGATAAAATGTTAAGGCATTTAACAGCACTGTTCAGCAGGGTATCTGAGTTTACCTCCGACTGATGGCGAAGATTCGCCACCAATCTTTTGGGTACATTCCGCAGAATTTTTATTGCTCTTTCTTCTATTCTTCCCATTGCCGTCTAGTGTCCTGATCTTCGGCTTTAGCCATGTCCCTATCCTGAAGTATAAATACCCCCTGCGTCACGATAGCATCCAACTGAGCCTCGCTAATGGGTATGCCATTGCCGTTGATCTCAAGGCATATAGAGTCATCGCCGCCCTCGTAAAGATCAATTCGATTGACGGTATCTATAGTTAAGTATTCATCCAAGAGTTTGTTGGCCTCGACCCTGATATCCCGAAGGTATTCATCATGGTCAATCTGATCATCGCATAAATTCATTTTATTCACCGTAGTTTGTGTAGTAATAATCTTCTAATTCATCCTGACTAATGCTATCAGATATCAGTTCCTCGATCAAGTCAATCTTTGCCTGATCCAGATATTTATACATGGGACTTGATAACTCATTGACCATTTGCCATTTGATATCATCGTGATTGTCTTTATTCAAATTTAAATTGTAACTCATTTTGTTTTGCTCCATAGTATTACAACTACACCAGATAGTATCATACATATTACCCAAAGCCAAGCAATAATTGTTTCCATTACTTACACGACTCCTCTCTTTTACATAGTTTAATACGCTCATCATTCCAGAAGATTGTCTCTTCTGCAAGCCTGTCTAACTTTGTCTCAACAAATTGTTTAAGTTCTACTATCACTCTCAGTTCTGCTTCATCAATCGAGTATTTTTTTAACTCAGTCATTAACTTAACTCCTATATTTCAGTAGTTTTATTGAGGTACACCATTCTACCACACTTTTTATGATTGCGAACATAAAATCCTAAAGTTCCAGTCGGATCTTGCTTTATCCAATCCATTTGGCGTTTATGTTTTTTAGCCGTCAAAAGAACTTCGTTGCTTTTTCCGCATGGGCAAGCCCAAACGTGTCGAGTGTAGGTTCTTGTTTTATATTTGGTAACATCGTAATCATGGCATCTCGATGCATCGTGGCCTAACGCCTTGCACACTGACTTCCAAAGTTTGCCATGCGACCTTGCAGTGGGGTCAATTTTGTGAGTGATAAGGTGAGCCATTTCATGCTTAACTGTGCTACGTTCTGACTCGATAAATTTGTCAAGATGATCCATCATCATTTCGCCATTGAGTCTGATCTTCCATTCCCTGCAATGCGCCCATCCTGCATACGTTCCTTTAACATCGTAGGTAACATCGGGAATTTTAATATGCGGTAGGTTGTACTTTTCCCTACCTATTTTTACACACTTTAAAAGTTCGTTTAAAACTCTATCGTTTGTTTCAAAAGATATTTGTTTCATTTCTTTTTCTCTTTTCTGAGTGAGATAATATTATACCACACAAATGAGATAAGTCCATGCCTAAATGCGACATGAACTTATCTGATTGCGACTTTATTACCTTAAGTATTTTGTGCCGTTATGGTCAATTGATGACTCGCCAACATCATCTGCGTTGATATTACCACGAACTGCCAGTTTACCAGATTTATCCCTGATTGGGGATTTCCAACTACCCTTGATAATATCGCCAGATTCAATGTCAACAAATGAATGAACTGATCTTGGTTCGCCAAACTGTGCAAAATATATTCTGGCAAATCGCTTGCCAATACTGAATTCAATTGTTTGGTCTTCCAGATGGGTAAATCCCATTCGATCTTGATATTCCTTGTTTAATCGTGCTACCAGTTTTCGGTATTTTTCGATTCTTAAAAGTTTATCTGCGTACATTTTTTTTGCCTTTGGTTTGTTTCAGTAGGGCGACTATAAAACAGGTAAATCTTGTTGTCAACAATTATTTTCAGAAAAGTAGCAATTAATTATCTTTTCCCTGGCTTTCCCTTTATTATCAATGACTTACCTTAAAAGATAATATTAACAGGAAGTTTTTTCTTTTTTTTATTTTAACTGTGGTACAATCCATAGTCGAGCGGGCCAAGACTCATAAATTATAGGGCTGATTATCCCTAAATCTTGCCGAAAGTAATTACTTATATGGGCGCTTATAGACGGCGTTGGAAACAGGCAAACATTGACATTCTTTGAATGGGTCGCTGGTTTCGTAGCCAGTAAAAATAACTACACCTGACAAGCCATATATTTTAAACCTTCGGGGGTTAACAATAACCCATACCGAATAAAGACTGGGGGTCAATACGGTCTAAATGACAATTATAAATTGAACGATAGGCAGAACCTATCAATCAGTCTGGGGTAGTTCTGGGGTATCGAACGATAGTTTATATCTATCACTGAATTAGATGACCTATAGAGTAATAGGCTAAGGCTATGAGTAGCGACAAGGAAACAAAATTAAAAAGGCGCAATATGGTAGCGAAACATTCCCACAAATTTAATAAGGGATATACGCATAAAACAAAGGTCGCCTATAATCGCAAATCTAAGGCCTTACAGCGAGACCTAAACGATACCCTAGGGGATAGCCCTATAGATTGATAATCACGCCCTACAGCGCGAATAGTGGCCTTGTAGCGCGTTTAAATAGCGTTATCAGTAGGCATAAAAAAAGCGGGAATTATCCCGCTAAAAAAACCCTTTTAAGTTTTTATTCTAAGTTACTTATTGCTTAAATTTCAAAGCCTCAATCCTAAATGATCCGTAATCACTAGGGGTATCGCTATGTCTTACAATCAGACTGTTATCACATAAATAAAAATCAGATAGTTTTTTGTCGTATGTATCAGTTCTAATAAATGTACACTTGTCGCAGTCGTGTTTAAAGATTGGTTTTTTCATTATTTCACCGCTTCAATTATTACGTTAGTTCCATTGTGCTTATAACACATAAGGCAATCTATACATTTTCTACCAGTACAGTTTTGTTTGATCCCTGAATCCTTATTGACGTTATTAAACACCTTGTCAAAACCCCTAGGTACGCCAATAACCTTATCGATTCGAGGATTAGAGAAGATTAAAATCAGATTAACAGGAACTTCCGCAATTTGACGCACAATTGACGCGCGTTTAGTCCATAGGGTAAATGTGCAGTGTGGATTCTTTTTTGCAATATTAATGATGTTTTTATAGTGGTTAAGGTTAATTAATTCCCCATGGCCATTAAATCTAAAATAGGCTTGATTGATTATCGGCAATAAATCCCAGTCAATTAAATCCCTCATTAATTCGCTATTATGCTGAAAGGCAGGGACACACGATTTTCTAAACGTATTTAACATTTTATGCGAATAGCATTTGCCGCATATGGTATCAGTAGACTTCTGGCGTATACAGAACTCGTTGGTAGTGGTATCGGTATTGATAGCGCCAATTCCCTGAAGTTTACCGCTCATTTTGCTTATTTTAATTTGTTGAATCATTTTTTTATCCTTTATCTACAACGTGAAAAATAAAATCGCCTTTTACGATTTCCTTTTGTTCTGGCGTTAATTCTACACCATAATGCTCGCCAAAAACCCGAACAACTGAGTCTGCTAGACTGACCATATCATTTTTATTTAATCCCGCTTTGATCATTCTTTCGGCATAGTTGGCAGTAAAATCATCCGCCTTTTTTTGTAAGTCTTGCATTGTCTTTATTCCATTAGGTTAGTTTCACCCCAAAGGCCCGCATATAGCGGGCCACAAGGGTTAATTGAAAGGGTTATTTATATACCGTCTAAGTAATCATTGTTTTTATTTGCCCATGCTTTTGCTTCAGCCAGTTTATCAAAATATTTGTAGTCTTCTAATACACCATATTGATATTCCCGCAATTCATAATCCCCAGTAGGATTAAGCAATATAATAAATTCCAATTCAAAATTTTTATTTTCGGCATAGTGATTTAGTCCGCCAGTAGTTTTATAAGTACTGAATTTAAGCATTTAATCCTCCCTTATATAGAAGTCAGTGAGATTTCTGAGTAATTCATCTTTGATGCTTTCCCAATGATCATACTCCCGCAATTGCTTAGGTGTGAGCGCCTTTGAGAGCCATGTGTCACTGCACAGCGGATAACCATCCACATCTAACTGAATACCGCATTCGGTAAGATGTTTTGCCTGTGCGTTATGTGCTTTAAAATATTGGCTTTTTAATGTACTCATTGTTTTTATTCCCTGTTGTTTAAGTGTTAGCGATTAGATCAGATTAATAGCATACGGTAAATCATAAAGAATTTATAGGGGTATAAACTAAGTTAATGGGTAGGTGTATGGTGTTTTGAATGTTGCCTTCACTCACACACACGCCACCAAAAGCAATCGGCTTTTTATCTGCCACTAATAGTAGCAAGAGTTTAACCCCAGAATTTGCGCAGAATTCGCAAAATTTTCTGGCGCTGGGCGAGTCATCAAGAAGGTGGGGTCACTGTCTCGCAACGTGGGGGAAAAGAGCGGGCGCGAATCGCGAGGGAGGGGGCACCCCCTTGAGTTTTTGCGCTAACGTAATATATCCGACCCACTCACCATCGGGGTAAAATACCCTTTATAAGCACATTCTAATATAACTGGCACCCTAACATACCTTAACCCTTTAAAACCCTGTACAGGCTATTACAGAGCCTCTGAGAGCATAAAAATGAACTTACTAGAAATACTACGTCATATGCAAAGAGGAGAATTAAATCCAGATAGCATTAGTAAGGCTTCTCAAGCAATAGGAAATAAACAGCCGCAATTAAGAAATCTTTCAGAGCATAACGCTTTAGGCCACGCTTACGGAACTAATTTGTTTGGTAACTTATTAATGAATGTAGCAGAAGAGTTTGATGAAAAACCTAATGATTACGACATTATGAATAACAATGTTGCCCAACAATTTTTTGATGATCTTAAAAAAGAAGATCAAATGATTGATTTTTACAATCAAATGTTAAAAGCAAAGGAAAGCATTTATAACAGGGGTTATATGAGAAACCCTCAGTACAATTGGCAGTTTGGAAAAAATATAGAATGAAAACAGATAAGCAAGAAATATTTATAGACCAATACTGTCTGCATGGCAATGCGGCTAAAGCCGCTGAGATGGCAGGTTATTCGCATCCCAAGCAAAGGGGCTATGAATTAAAGAACCAGTTTACCTCAGAGATCGAGGCTAGAACCAGAAAATTAATTAAAGATGCTGTCCCTGCCGCACTGCTTGTCCTACAAAATCTAGCACAAAACGCAGAAAGTGAGTCTGTAAAATTGGGGGCGGTAAAAGATATCCTTGACAGGGCAGGACTTAAGCCTACAGACAAAGTAGAGCAGACCGTCACCAGTGTAGAGGGTAAGTCCACAGAAGAGTTACAGAAGGAACTGGAGTCCCTTATAGGGCCATTAAATTAGTGGATGTAGAAAAAGCGGTCGAATTAGCCAAGGAGTTAAAGAAACGACAGAGATTTGAGAAGATATCCTTCTATGATCCCTATCCGTATCAACTAGACTTCCACTCCACAGGGTTTGAAAATAACCAACGCTTATTGATGGCGGCTAACCGAATAGGTAAATCTTATTGTGGTGCGGCTGAGATGGCCTATCACCTAACAGGATTATACCCTGAGTGGTGGAAAGGTAAAAAGTTTTACAAGCCTATTACGGCTTGGGCAGGTGGTGTCTCTAACGAAACAACTAGGGATATTGTACAAGCAGAACTATTGGGTTCTCCTGATGACCCCGAAGCCTTTGGCTCTGGAGCGATTCCTAAAGAAACTATAATAAAAACGGAACGTAAACCTGGAGTACCAAACGCTAAGTCCGTAGCATTGATACGGCATATTTCTGGGGAGAACTCTTCTTTACACTTCAAAGCCTACGAGATGGGTGTAGACAAGTGGCAGGGACGCTCTGTTGACGTTGTATGGCTAGACGAGGAACCCAGTAGGGAACTCTACTCACAGGCTGTCACGCGAACTCTGGATAGGAAGGGAATGGTCTACATGACATTTACCCCAGAAAGCGGTATGACAGAGACTGTAGCCGCCTTTATGAACGACATAAAGAAGGGGCAGAGCCTTACTAATGCCACATGGGATGACGCTAGTGAACACGTTAAGACCCTAAGAGGTAAAGATGGTCATCTTAATGATGACGTAATGGAACAGATTCTGTCTGCTTATTCGCCGCATGAACGTGAAATGCGCCGCTTTGGTAGACCTTCTATTGGGTCAGGTCTTATTTTCCCAATACCAGAAGAGAAATTAATGATTGATCCTATAGAGATACAGGATCATTGGCCTAGAATAGCCGCTATAGATTTTGGTTGGGATCACCCAACCGCAGTAGTTTGGTGTGCCGTAGATAATGAAAGTGAGACCTTTTACATTTACGATTGCTACAGGGCATCCAAAGCAAGCCCCGCTGTACACTCTGAGGTTATACGGCAAAGACCGTATTTTATTCCCATAGCCTACCCGCATGACGGAAATCGCAGGGATAGCATGGGAAACCCCGGACTTGCAGAGCAATACAGGGCTTTAGGTTGCAACTTTAGACTTGAACACTTTGCCAACCCTCCGGGCTTGGGGCAAACTAAAGGCTCTAACTCAGTAGAGGAAGGGCTTATGGCTATGCTACAAAGCATGGAGGCAGGTAAGTTTAAAGTATTTAACACACTACCTCACTGGTTTGAAGAGTACAGAATGTACCATAGAAAGGAAGGTAAAGTGGTCGCACTTCGTGATGACTTGATGTCTGCCACACGTTACGCCTTTCAGTCACAACGACACGCCATTGCGGGTTCAGACCCAGAATGGACTAGCGATTTAACATATAGGAATTACGGCATTGTCTGACAGCGAACAAGAACTATTAACAAAGATTAACGCAGAGATTACAGATTCTCTGGGTTATGACGGTGAGATATCAGAACAACGTGAAAAAGCGCAAGAGTATTACTACGCGCTACCGTTTGGCAATGAAGTGGAGGGTAGAAGTCAGTACGTTGACTCTACTGTACAGGATACTATTGAGTGGATTAAACCCAGTCTTATGCGTATCTTTGGCTCTGGTGACGAGTTTGTTAAGTTTACACCACATGGCCCAGAAGACGTGGATGCCGCCGCACAAGCAACCGACTATGTTAACTATGTATTCTCTAAAGATAATAATGGTTGGGAGATTATGTATTCGTGGTTTCACGATGCGCTTCTCCAGAAAAACGGCATTGTAAAAGTTTGGTGGGATGAGTACGAAGAACCCCAAAGAGAAGAGTATCAGAACCTTTCTGATATGGAGTTTGGTTATTTAATTACAGATGAAAATGTTGAGGTTCTTGAACATACAGTAATTGAAAGTGATGACGGTATTTCAGAGCCTTACCATGACGTTGTTATTATTAGAACAAATTATGACGGTAGGGTTAGAATTGAAAACGTACCGCCAGAAGAATTTCTTATTTCCAGAGAAGCAAAAAGCATAGAAGACGCTAGGTTTGTTTGTCATCGCGTAAGAAAAACTTTATCCGAACTTAGGATTATGTATCCCGATCAGGATTTCGGCCCAGAAGATTTGGGTAGCGGAGATGATGACGCTTATTTTAGTGCTGAAAGATTATCTCGATATGAGTTTGATGACTCAGAAAATTATGGGTTTGGTGGTAATGAAGAAGAAGCGTTAAGGGAATATTGGTTACATGAGTCTTTTATAAAAACAGACTACAATGAAGACGGTATCGCAGAACTTAGAAAAGTATGCAGTGTTGGTAGTTATATATTCTCTAATGAAGAAATAGACAAAAAACCTTTTGTTAGTATCACTCCTTTAAAAATCCCGCATAAATTCTTTGGGTTATCTATTGCTGACCTAGTAATGGATTTACAGTTAATCAAGTCTACACTTATGCGTAACTTAATGGACAACGCATACAATCAGAACTTTGGTCGCTATGCTGTAATGGAAGGTCAAGCAAATCTTGACGATCTTCTTACACAACGCCCGGGCGGCATTGTCAGGGTTAAATCACCCAACGCTATTATGCCTTTGGCTACCCCTCCTCTTGAACCATACTCATTCCAGATGCTTGGATACTTAGACGAAGTAAGGGAGTCAAGGTCTGGTGTAAATAAAAATACTCAAGGTATTAATGCAGACGCCCTCACAAGCCACACAACGGCTACAGCAGTTAATGCGGTAATGACTAATGCCCAGAGTAGGGTTGAGTTGATTGCTAGACAGTTTGCAGAGACAGGCGTTAAACAGTTAATGAACTGTATCTATGAACTTCTTCTAAAGTATCAGGATAAAGAACGTGTTGTTATGTTGCGTAACGAGTGGGTTCCAGTGCGACCCGATATGTGGAGTGACAAAATGGATTGCACTGTATCGGTTGCCTTGGGTAATGGGTCTAAAGATCAGCAGATGGCTCATCTATCACAAATGCTTTCATTTGCATCACAGGCTATGCAGGGTGGATTACCTATTGTAACAGAACAAAATATGTATAACCTTGGTGCGGCTCTTATTAAGGCTATGGGATACCAGAACGTCGATGACTTCTTAACCCCTCCTCCTCCACCACAGCAAGGTCAGCCTACTCCAGAGCAACAATCTGCCATGATGGAACAGCAGAATAAAATGAAAGAGTTGGAGATTAAGCAGGGCGAACTACAAGTTAAGATGATGAAAGTCCAACAAGATGCTCAAGATGCACAAGTAGACGCACAACTTAAAGCGGCAGAGATTGCACTAGAAAGACAACAAAATAGGCCAATAGCAATAGGATAATATAAAATGAAGCAACGACATAAAAACACATATAAAAAAAAGAAAAAAGAAAGACCTATAGATGGTTCTGGAACTCCTTTAGGTCAGGCTGGAAGAGTATACAAAGCGGCACTGATGGACACTTTAGGACAGAAAGATAAAGCAGATGCTATTTGGGCAGAATGGAAAAGGTTATCACCACAAGCAACAAAAAGCAGAAGAAGAGTAGATAACGCTTTAGGAAGAAAACAAACAAGGCCAAGATAATATGAACGAACAACGAGAGGAACAAGCAAAACGCCTCCTCAATGACCCGATGTTTAACGAAGCATTTGAACAATTAGCAGAACATATACATACCACTTGGATACAAACAAGTGTGAAAGATGTCGAGAGTCGTGAACAATCATGGCTTTCTTTACGGCTCCTTGAGCGGATACGCTTACATCTAACCAGTATCGTAGAATCTGGAGAGTTAGCGAGGAAGATTAAGGACATCCATATATAGGAGAATTTGTAATGGCGGATACCATTGACCCGCAAACAGTAGAGCAAGGCAGTATAGCCGAAGCACAAAGTGCTTTCCTTGGAATTTTGGAGCCTGAAGAGGCCAAACCAGAAACTGAGGCAAGCGAACCTACCGAAGATGTTGATGAGTCCACTGAGGAAACTCAAGACGAACCATTGGAAGAGGATGCCTTGGAGGATGAATCCGAAGTTGAGGAAGAATCCGAAGAGGAACAGTTAGATGAAAATGAGGAAGAAGAGACTGAAGAAGTCTATTCCGTCAAAGTTGACGGAGAAGAGATTGAAGTTAGTCTTGACGAACTTGTTAATGGGTACTCCCGACAATCTGACTATACTCGTAAAACGCAAGAACTTGCAAGCCAGAGAGATCAAATGGCTCACCTGCAACAGCAGTGGGCTACTGAAATATCTGAAGCACAAGCGGAGCGTCAGCAATACATAGAAGCACTTGGACAATTTGTTCATCAATCTATGGCAGGTCTAGAGCAGTATGCAACAATCAATTGGG